GCCCTGAGAGAAAGCAGAAGCCGGGTAGGTTTGCCCTTCGCATCTCGTTCTGGCCCCCTTGCGTTGCCCATGCGTGCGAGAAAACTAGCCCTGCGTGGGTTGTCCCCACTCCTCACAGGGCGCTTCAAGTTTGCACCTGTGGTTCTTTTGAAAAAGTCCCTGCCCTTCTGGTTCAAGCCACCTTTGGGATTTTGAAACCTTTTAGCTACCATCAGCCAATGCTCTCATGCGTTTTACTAAACGCTTGGCGCGATTCGGAACCTGATCGTGCCAGCGGCTGTCAACCATCTCGTCTGCCGCCCTGTTCCAATCCCTAGCATCTACACCGGCCTTCATGCCCTTGAACTTGGAGAGACGCGGCCTGCCCATATTAAACATCATGTTGGCGATGATTAACTGGCAGTCCTCGGGTAAGTCATCAAAGTCTGGATATAGAACCTGGCACTCGTCCAGCGTCGAGGCGATGTCTAGGTTGAATACCTGACGCACGCGCTCTTCATCGACGGGCGTGCCTACAGGCTGGCCGTATTCTGGGTCGTCCTCTACCACAAGATGTCCAATCCCGTATGTAGGTAGCCCCAGGTGGTCTAGGTAAATCTCAAACTTGCAGCCTTCGTCTTCTGCAAGCTCTTCTCTAAGCTGGTCCTTGTTCATGCACGCGCTTTCTTCTTTTTGCCTTTGCGCAGCTTGGCAAAGTCAGCGCCAGTAATCTTGTTTCTGGGCGCAGCAACCTGTGCGAGTTTCTTTTGCTTGGGAGACAGTTTCTTACCAGGCATCATGTTCTCCTTTTACGCTTTGGCTTTTTCAACAAAGACTCAAGCATCTTGGCTTGTCCTGCGTGTGCTTTCGATGCACCGCGCAGTTTCTTGGCAACGGTCTTTACCTTTGCCTTTGTAGCTTTCTTCATCATGCTTTCTTGCCTTTCTTTTTACGCAACAAGTCGGCATCTGCCTTTCTCGCCCCGCCCTTCCCTGTGGCAAATGAGCGTACTCTTCCAGCCGCCCACTGATGCGCAGAAACCTTTGGTCTACTTCCTTGGGAATAGTATGCACCCAACCCTCTGGAGTACACCTTACTGAGAGTTGACTTGGATATGCCAGAGGACTTGGAATATTTGTCAATGACGGCTGCTTTGCTCATCCGCGACTCCTCTCCCTGCTGATTCGATCCATCATAGCTTTGGTGAGTTTGCCTTGTTTGTAAAGACGCCGCGTGCGCTTGATCTCTTCTTCGCGCTTCTTAGGATTCTTGGCACCGCGCACATATTTCTTTGGCACGCCGCCCTTTGTCTTGGGAACTTTTGGAAACTTGCGCTTCATTTCTTCAGCCCCTTGATCCCTCTCAAACCAAATGACGCAGCGATACTAGCATACATGGCCCACTGGAACCAATCAGGGGTAGATTCCAACACGGCAAAACCCTGATCGACATACGGCTGCATGGGCGGTATGAAGCACATGCCTATGATAACTATAAACAAAATCGTCCAGGCTTCGTCTTTCCAGCTATCCTTGCTGGCCTCGGCCATGATCTTTTCCCAGCCAGCCTCATGTGTGGCGGCGACTTTCATCACCTCTGCTTCAGCCTCTGCCTTGGCAACCTTGACCCTAGACTGTGCAGCCTTCTCTTCTGCCTTGCCCTTGAGCCAGCCACCAGCAAGCTCTGTGATAGCGGGTATAAGTGCCTGAATCATTTCTCACTCCCAAGCCACACAGCGAAAGCGCCGGTCATTGCGCCGGTCACGGTTGCTGTCAGCGCGGTAGCCTGTGAGGTCATCGCTTCAGGTGGCAACGAAATGAACCATTCGATCACGCGGATATACATGAACGTCATGGTAAACATCATAAAACGTGGCAAGATTTTCCATGCCAGAAAGCGTTCCATAGTCACATCCATCACTGGCTCTCCTTGATGGCCTCTAATACATCATACACATTGGGTGGCGGCGGCTGATCTGGGTTCCACTGACACAAATACTCACGCGGCTTCCACTCGCCATACTCAAAGAACAGCGTTTCCTGTGTATTGTGCGCACCCCTGAACACGCAAGCCTCTTGCGTTTTGTTGATCTTCATACACTTCACAAGACGGCAAACAGTCATGTCATTCGCCCAATCATTGGCCTTGGCCGAATGTGACTTGAGAAGCAAGACAAAGGATGTAAGGACGGCTATTCCTGCGCTAATCATAACCGTCCAGGCGACAATTTCTACGAACTTGCGACGGCGTTCTCTTTGTCTATAAAGCGTTTCCTGCCTACGTTTGCGAATTTCGCCTTCCATCTTGACCAACTCGTCCCACTTGGACCTGCCCAGTGTGAGGCATATCCACTGCCGTAGCTCGTACCTTTGCTGTTCAGCTTTCTGTTTGTTTGCAAACGCAGTGATAGCTTCTTGCTCGACCGATTGGCCGCCGAATAGTTTCTTGAATATGGGGGGGTTCTTGGCCTCTTTTTCGGCTTGATCTAGGTCAGAAAGCGCACCCATCCACCGCGACAGGTCAGAAGCCATTGATTCAATATCACGCCCAATGGCAAAGCCCTTCTTGAGGGCTGAAAAGGCGGCAGAGGCAGTTGCCATTGCGGATATTGGGTCCATCAGTAGACCTTTGTGTTCTCGTCTACCACTTTTGGCAGACAGTAAGCGGTGATGTTCTGTCCCTGTTTGTGCAGTCTCTGTGCAAAGTACACGCAGTCATCAACACTGCGAAAATACATATCGTTACTAACGAGCCGTTTATCCTCACCTAGCCCAACAAAAACAAACAAAAGAAAGACATGGATCATCCATTAATAATAATTCCTAACAACAAAAGAATAGTCGTGCCTGCCGTACCGATCATAATATGTTCGATGCGCTTGATACGCAGGATGGTTTCCTTCCAGCGTTCAGCGCACACCGCCTCATGGGTGTCGAGTTCAGCTTTGACAGATGTGACGGTAGGCTTGCTCATCGCACCAGCCACTCTTCTACGCTATCTGATATATCGCGCATTTTGATCCAACGGTCGCCGGTGGGCTGACCAGCGCGGAGCCGTAATTTCCCAACCATGCCGATTGTATCCCATTCTTGACGATCTTCTCGCGGTGAATATGTCAAGGTTTCATCATAGTCTGGGTTCAACTTGCGACGTGTCAGGATGTTACCTTTGTCATCTTTAGTGTGAACTACAGCATCGGCAGGAACAGTGACATCCGCCGGGATTTTATCAGTTTCATAATCACGCTGTTCTGTTCTGACTTCGCCATCCTCATCAGTGACATCTTCAGACCATTTGGTAGATGTGTAAGTTTCTGTGACGTAACTACCAAAATCATCGCGCAAATATTTGTCTGTCCAGTTATTCCAAGCTGCGTCACCAACCGCACTAGGATTTGCCGAAACAACGCCAATGATATCTGCCGCCGCATCAGATGATGTTGCCTTGCGGATTTTGTTATTTACAAGAACAACACTGTATCCTCGACGATCTTCGTTACTGCTATTACCGTCCTCCCACTCAAAATATTCTGCGTAGTCAGCGCCGCCGCCAGTGAAACTACCGTCCGCAAATGCCTCGCCATCGCCACGGAAATTAAATTTCAGATTACCGCCACCAGATGAATAAAAAAGCTGAAATGAAAAAGCTGAATTGCCAGGCCTCTGAACAAACCCGCCCTCAAGGGTAGTCGCATATGACGTGCTAGTAGTCATAATAGTGGTGGTCGAATTACCAGAGGTTTCTGTCACACGAAACATATTCCCGGCAGGATTGCTTGTTTGATTTATAAGCAACGCTCCACCCGATGTGAGGCGCATACGCTCTTGGCCGCCAGTTTCAAACGTCGTCGTGCCTGTGTCAGTAGAGCCACTGATAACGTCATTATAAGTTCCGTTAAGATAACTCCGCATAGTTATTCCAGCACCGCCAGAGCCAGCAGTGATGCCGTCAACGAATGTTGCACCGGAACTCGTGGGGTAAATGTGAACACCGTATTGGTTGCCTGTGCCACTCAGTGCTGTTTGTGTCTTTGAAACTTGCAATGAAGAATTTACTGTGGCGTTACCGATTCCGACGTTTCCGCTCGAATCGATGGTTAAACGCTCGGTGTTACTACCTCCACCAAGAGTAGCGCTCGCACTAGACGCACCGGTAAAAAACCTAATCTTGCCAGAAGAGGATGTGGCCCCAATTCCAATATCGCTTGCAGCACCATCAGATGATAACTGTTGGATAACAGGGAAAAAACTCTGCGATGTTGTAACGCTTTTTCCGAAAACTAATTTGTTGTCTGCATCTACTGTAGTGCCGCCGATTTGCAGATTGCCAACAGGGTCTGATGCTCCAAGACCAATTCGACCATCACTCCCTCGAAGGAAAAAGCAATGTGTTCTGTTATCGCTCTCAATACGGAAGTCAACGTCAGCACTGCTTTCGTTGATTACTACACTGCCGTCAAGACTAGCGCCATCACTTGTAAGTGATCCCGTAACATCAACGCCTGTCGAAGTGGTTTCGATCTTTTTGCTGTCGTTATGATAAAGTTCGACGGCACCTCCGTCTGCAAACTTTGCCATTTCATGGCCATCAGCACCGTCAATGATTAAGGTCCCTAACGTGGTGATGTGACCGTCTGCGCCATCCCAATACACAGAAACATCATCTCCGGCACCAAATTTTAGCCTGTTGACCTCTGCGCCAGAGCTATCTGGAAACTCAATATTGTTACCATTTGTATCAAGAACGCCACCAAGCTGCGGAGTGGTGTCACCCACGATGTCTGGTGTAGCAGCTTGAAACGCTGACCCATTGTAAACAAACAATGTATTACTGGTGGTGTTGAAATATTGATCCCCAGCATTGAGTGCATCACCATCGTTGTCAGTGCTTGGCTCTGACGACTTGGCACCAAGATAGATGTCATCAAAGGCATCAAAAGATGCCGCCGCAGACGCGGCAGAAGCCGCCGCAGCGGTAGCGCTTGAGGCACTAGAAGTTGCTGAATTTGCACTATTTGTAGCCTGGGTCGAGGCCGTTGAGGCGCTCGTAGACGCATTTGACGCCTGTGTGCTGGCTGTTGAGGCACTTGCCGCCGCCGCTGTAGCCGATGACGCTGCCGCAGATGCGCTTGATGTCGCAGAAGCAGCATCAACGATCAGGTCATACTTGGCACTGTTTGCATTGGTGGTAAGCGGCTGTGCGCCAGAGCTTGTATGTGCCTCATTTACAATAAAAATATTGTTGGTGCTGGTGTCTTTGACCAAATCACGCACTGCATATGCGGTGCTTGCAGCCCAATCGCCCCTGAATGTGCCAATCTCCTGCGTTACCGCAAGTTCTCCGCTGGAATCAAAGGCGAATATTTTGTTGGCCCTGGTCGCCGCTGGCACCGTAAACTCTGTGCTGGTCATCGTGTTGGCACGCGACAGCTTGATGGAGCGGTCAATCTCTTCTTGGGTGTCCTGAGAAATAAGAGTGAGCTTATCTAGCGCGTCTTCGTGCGTTGCGGCGGGGAACGGGTCGTTTGGCGTGTAGTCTGTAGCCTGCGTAAGCGGTGTGTTTCGCAGCAGAAGAACAGTCTCGCCTGACGCTGGGATGTTGCCAGATGTAAATGTGATGGTGCCGCCGCCTGCGTTACCCACACCGGACACTGTGTAGTGCGTGGTCTTGGTTTTGACGGTTTCTGTTCCCGTCGAGTCAGTGCGGATAATAACTGTAACATCGTCATCATCAAAAATCTTGAACGTATAGCTGAAGGCAGACGTGCTACCATTGCCACTATAACTGTTTTTGGTTGTGAGGCTGCTGACCGTCATTTGTTACTCCTTCACCGAAATATACTCTATTACCTTACAGCCTGACTAGGTGGGAAGTAAAACTCCTGTCCCGTCTCTCTTTGCATACGTCTTTCCATGCGCTGCAAGTATCCTGGGTTCGCAAACTCTTGAAGCTCGTAAACAAACAAGTAATCCAAAGCTAATTTGGTGTAAAACAGGTTTATGAAAGGCGTATTCCTCAATGCCAACCTAACAGTGTCCGCTGTTGCATCGTCGCCATCACGAAACTTTGCAAAAATCTTCAGCAAGTCATTTGCAGTGCCAAGTGTAGGCCCAGCAAGTGTTTCTAGCGGACTTTGCCCAAACCTGTTGAACTCACCAAAGATAAAGTCACCGTATATTCCCGCGCCGCCGCCTTGCACAAACGCTCTTGTAAGAGTTTCTGTGTTGAGCGTGTAGTCGTCGTCAAAGACATCTTGCGGTGAACGTCCTTTCAAAACATCTTTTGTAGCGTTTGCAAGATAACCCAGCATGGTTGTGCCAACCATCATTTTTGCAAGCCCTACAACCCCGCCACTTGCAAGCTGTCTGTCCATGGCTTTCATCACATATGTAATAGGAAAGCCCTTCAACTGCATCACAAGCCGGATAGCCTCTCCACCAACTGTGCCGCGTGGCAATCCTTGGTTCATAAGGGCGCGTTCTCTTGCACCGGGCGTTGGAATAGCTGTGTCTGCACTGTCTGTAAGATATGCTGCAAACTTCGTGCGCAACTCGTCTTTGAAGTCCTGACGCATCGCATCAGTAACATTCAGTGTGTTTCGTCTGTCTCTGATGATTGGGTCAATAACATCATTTGCAAGCTCATCCATCTGGTTTGGGATAACGTATCGCCTGCCGTCAACGGCTTTGTTGTCAAGTGTGCGCAGCAAGCCCCACTCTGTTTCACCAATCCCATACAGACGCAGCAGACGTTGAGTTTCTCTAGGTACTTTATCAAAGCCTTTTCTTGAATAATTTGCGAGATCGGCAGATAACATGCGTGCAATGCCAGTTTTTTGCGCATTGTTCCACCAGGCCATGCCATTCAACCGGAAAAACATTTGATGCGCTTTGGCTATTTTGCCTGGTCCGCTATCATTTGCGCCAAATCTAGCGTGAACGTCTCCAAGCATGTTTTCGACGCCAACATTCAAAAGAAAGGCAAGCTCTTGCTGTTCCTTACTATTGAACAGCCTAAATGTGTCTTTCAGCGCAACCGCGTAGGAGCCAAAAATACCGCGTTCTGTGTTTGAGTTGATGAAAGCTGCTTTTGTGCCGAGATCAGATATAGACGAAATCGTAGCAAACCCCAGCTTTGCCATGTTTTGAATCATTCGCGCACCAGCGGCGATGCCTGCGAAATCAGTGTTCAATCCCCACACGGGTTGCCCTGCGCCCCTTGCGCGTGTTGTGCCATCGAGCTCCGCAAACTGAGTTTTGAGGCGTCTCACGCTAATTTTGCTGAAGGCTTTGGCGTCTGGTTTTGCTTGTTGTTGCAAATCAGCCAAAACAATTTGAAACATGCGCTGTGGGTTGGTGCCAAACACCTCCATCAAGCCAATCGACTGAGCATCATGTGTGATGCTGTTCAGCACCGATTCAGAAAAACTCATACGACTGTACTTTTGGGCGTATTCGTATGCTGTTTTGCCGTCTCTGAAGTGAATAATTCTTTCACTGCTTAGTCTTTTTGCAAGATTTCTTGGTCCTTTGAACTCCGATAGCTGGTCAATTATCCCATCATCACCATACAGCGCGTCTGTTTTTTGATGGTTGCCTGTGGCTAGATTATCGTAAATATTCCCAAGGAACTCATCTTCACTCATTCTGGGCGGCTTGCTTTCAAAGGTGCGCTCACGATTGATAAGCTGCTTTACCTCGTCAATCCATTGTTGCTTGCCAGCAGCGCGTATCAAGATTGAATCATGGGACTGACGCACAACATAGTTTTCAAGCTCACCAATGTTTGCGCCATTTCTGTTTTTTCGATCTAGCAAGCGCTTTTGGATACG